ATAGCCGTGAACGCCGTCCTGTCCAGCGATCATCGTACGCTCGACCGGGCTTGGCGAGACGGTGAAGTTTCCGCGCAGGGCAACCTGAGTGCCGTCCACCGTCAGGAAGGCAATGCCCGCCATTCTTTGAGCCATGACGTTCTCCTAGTGTGATGTGAGGGATTAAGCCGCAGACGCGCCCGACGCCGCGTTGAACGGCGGCTGCGCCTGACCGATGACCTCGACATCGATGCCGCGGTCGTACTGCAAGCGGAATTGCGCCAGCACGGCGAAGATGCGCAACTGATTGATGAGGTCTGGCGGATAGAGCACGTTGATCCTGTTCGGATCGTTCGGATCGCGCTCGACCATCAGATGCCGCTTGAAGTTGCGCAGGTCCTCGACCAGCCCGTTGAACATGTCCATCGAGTACGATGCGATCAGTTCGGACTTGATGATGCCAGGGGTGACGATGGCCTGACCCGGTCCGAACTTGGTGCCGTCGTTCGCCAGCTTGTGACGCGGGAATTTCGACGTGATCACCTGGCGCTGGTTGCGCAACAATTTGGCGAGTGTCGCCAGCGTAGTGACCAGTTCGTAGGCGTCGTCGGTCTGGCCGTACAGGTTGAGCCGGTACGTCGTTTGCTCACGCGCAATCATCGGCTGGTTGTCGGCACCGATCTTCTGGATCGCCAGACCGTTCGAGGCGATGCTGTTCAACTCCTCGAAACGGAAACGATTGTTGATCGTCGCCGCCTTGATGTTGTTGAGCGAGAGCGTCTGCAATGGTCGCGCCGGATCGTTGACCAGTGCCCGTTGCGCCTTCGCCGCATAGGCCGCAGCCCACTCATACGTCGGCGACGGCGAATCCATTTCGACCGCCATGATCGACTCGACGCCGCTGTTGAGCGTCTGACCGAAGGTGAGGAGATCGGCGTAAAGCCCACGCTTGGCCGAGAAGATGTGGCCGAACAGTTGCCGCTGCCAGCCCCATCGTCCGCCGTCGGTGAACCCGTACTCCTGGTCCCACACGAAAAGCGATTCCGAATCGGTGTAGGGCATGGCGACGTACTCGAACGGCTCCTCGCCCATGTTGGCGATGGCGTCATCGAACACCGGGACGCCAGCACCGCCGGTCAGAAAACCGCTCACGGGCAACTGAAGCTCGAGGCCGACCGGCGTGGTCTGGCCGCCGCGAGCGCCGTAGTAGTTCAGCGTGACCGCGATGTCGTTTCCGTTGATGCTTTTCCAGAGCGTCGTCAGGTTCACGGTCCCGAGCGCGACGGCTGCCGTCACCGGCAAGGTGTCGTCGGCGTTGATCGCGTCGGCGATGGCCGTGGCGATGTTGTCAATCGTATCGGTCGGCGACACGTTGACCGGCACATAGGTCCCGCCGACATAGAGATGGATCGTGCCTGCCGCGTTGGCCGCGCTCACGACGCTGATTGTGCCTGTCGCCGCCGTTCCTGCGGCCGGCTCCGCCACCGGCAGACCCCAGACTTCGTTGGCGAGGTTGTTCTTGTAGTAGGCGTGGAACATCCGCGCCAGTTCGCTGCCGAGGCCGAAATGCTGGTCGGCCTGTGCCTGTGAGCCGATTGGAATCGGCACGTCAGGCATGGCATCGCCATCGGTGGTCATGACGCCGACCATCAGCGCGTTGAGATTGATGGAGGGAAGGCCCGCCATCGACGGATCGACCTCGACCCAATACAGCGGGACTTTGATATTAGCCGGGATGTTGGCGAAACTGATTGGCATGGTGCTGGTCCTTTCACGCGAAACCCCGCCGAGGGGCGGGGCTTTTCATCGCGATATGTTTGATTCGATTAAGCGGTTTCGGATTTTCTCGCGGGCCTGCTTCTGGCGCCTGTCGTCTCAAGCTTGACCGCGCCTTCCTTGATCCGCCGCTTGGTGAAGGTGTCGTTCGGCCATTCCGCGCTACCCTCGCTTGGAAATTTCGCGCCGCGCGGATGCTTCAGCACCTTGCGCAGTTCGTCGTTTGCCGGGACCACGCGGACGCCGGTCAGTGGCCTTGAGTTCGTGATCTTCTCCATCCGCTCGCGAGCCGCCTTGCCGCGAAGCGATAGTTCTTTAGCCATGACGTCTCTCCTTCTGCATGTTCGGCTTCGCTTTCGCAGCCGTCTCCAAAACGTAGTCGCCGCCGACCTGCTGGCGCTGATCCATTTCCGCTTGCGTCTCGCCGATCTTGATGCCGGTCCTGACCACGATTTCCTCAAGGTCGTCATCGATCACCGGACCCCAATCGCTGCGCCAGAACGCCGACACGTCGTATTGCAGTTCGGCGGTCGGCGTTTCGTTGTTGACCGAGGCCGCGCCGAACACGTGGCGGCGCAAGCCGCGCGTGATGCTTTCGATCTTGGTGTTGTCGGGATTGCCCGCGCCGAGATGCGGATTGAACGTGTCGAGCAGGTTCATCACGTACTGGTCGCGGTAGACGTTCATAATGCGCCGGTAGGCGCGGTCGATGGTGCGCTCCGCTTCCACCTGGTCATTGAGCGCGATCATCACCGAGAAGCCGATGCGCAGCGTGTGCGTGAAACGGATGCAGCCCGCGTTGGCGTCGCCATCCGGCTGTTGCAGTTCGTCGATGATGTAGACGCCGAGATAGGGCAGCAGGTTCGGCATCACCGCCAGCATCCGGGTCTTGCGCTTGACGTAGGCGTCGAAGAACGGATCGCGGTCGAGCGCATCGTAGAACACGTCGCGGATCACCAGCCCGAAACTCTGCGTGTCGGTGATGCCCGCATCGGTGATGGGCATGTCAGGTTTTCGTCGTGATCTTGCGGATGGTCAGGCAGGTTTGCCCGCCGCCGTCGCTGTTGCTATCGATGATCTGGTACTCGCCCTTATCCACGTTGTTGCAATCCTGCGGGATGACGACGTGATCGTTCTGCTCCGGCAGGATGGCGAACTCGCTGTCGCGGATGTCGAGAATGGTGCGCTGGTCGGAAAAGAGCGAACCGTCCTCCGCCGCGACGTTGAGGTTGTAGGTGTTGAGGATGCCGCGCCCTTCGTAACTGCCCGCCGCCGGTTGCGACGCGAGCGGAAGGAACGTGCAGGGCACCGCCCAGAAATCGAAGATCGGCGACTGCAACAGGATGTCGAGGTTTACGGCCATGCCATCGCCTTCTTCATCAACGCGGTCATGCGCAAATTCAGCTTGTCGAACAGTTCAGGCCGCAGGATCGTTTTGCTGAACGAGCGCACCACGCGGGTGCCCTTGAGGCGAAAGCGTTTCGGCTGCTTGAACGTCCGCCGCCGCGCGGCACGGTTTCCTTCCTGCCGCGAGCGCGGCCAGATTTCCGTCACCGCGTTTGTCTCGTTGCCCGCCTGTGTCACCGTGACGTTGGGATATTTCCGCCGCATGTCGTCACGTTGCCACGCGACCAGTTCGTCCGGCATTTCGTGATGCAGCGCGGCGACCTGTTCGAGCAGCTTGTCGAATTTCGCCGCCAGCGGCTCGACACCCTCAAGCTTCGCCTCAAACATTGAAACGCATGTAGTGATAGAGCAGCGCGTCCACCGTCTCGCCCGCGACCGCCAGCGGCGAGTTCGCACTTTTGACGCCGCCCGCCAAGGCATCGAAGAACATCACCCGCGACTCACGGTGCGAAATGCTGCGGATGCCACTGGTCATCGCCCGCGCCAGATGGGTGCGGCCCGCCTGGACGAGCAAGGCCAATGCCTGTTTGAGGGCTTCGGGCGCTTCATCGGGCAGGTCATAGCCACCCGTGTAGGTGACGACGATGGGATCGTAACATCCGCGCAGCGTCAGTTTTCCCGTGCGGTTTTCCAGTTCGTAGTCGACCGGATCGACCAGTGTCCCCGACACCGTGACCGCCTCAAGGTCGTCGTCGGCGACCGGGTAATGCGTCAGGTAAATCCGGTAGTTCTCGTAGGGCGGCGCATCGCCGCGCCACGTCTCCGTGACTTTTTCCTTGGCGAACACCCGGTTGCACATGGTGGCGATCACGTCGGAATATTGCGTGATCCACATCGCCAACGCTTCATCATCTGTCGTGATCGTCGTCGCGATGCCGAGCATCATCTTCATCTCGTCGAGCGTGCAGAGGTCGATGCTTGCGGCCTCCTCCAAGACCTTGACGGTGATGTCGGCCATCAGTGCGCCTCGATCTGGAACTGCTCGAACAACCCGCGCAGTTCGAGCGGTGGTGCCTCGCTGTCATCCGACATGACCGGGACGGCGCGGAAATTCTTGGTGTCGATCTCCCACGCCAGAATGACCGGCGCGGCCTGACCGGGGGTGCCACGTTCGCCGGTCAGGCCGCGCTCGCCACGCTCGCCTTTCGGTCCCGGCTTACCGGGCCGACCGGCGGACGCGATCAGTTTCCATCCGGCACCTGGACAGGCGCCCGGATCGTTGTTGCGGGCGACAAAGCTTGAGCCATTGAGCGCGACGACATCGAGATAGCGATACGTCTCGCCCTCCTTGTAGGTGCCGCGCAATTGCATTTGCGGCGCTTCTAGTCCGGGCGCGGCGAGACAAATCCAATCGACGCTCGATCCCGGCGTGTTCGCCGTGTCGCGTTCGGCCTGATAGGTGCCGCCGTTGTGTCGGACGACATCGGCCTCGTACCAGACGCCTTCCTTCCATTGCCGCACCTTCGGCAGTTTGCCCGGTGCGCCCGGTGCGCCATCCTTGCCGTTGATCCCCGGCACTCCCGGCTCACCCGGCAAACCTTGCGGTCCCGCTTCGCCCTTCTCGCCGGGATCGCCTTTGATCGACAGGCCGGTTGCTCCCGTGTCGCCTTTTTCACCGCGCTCACCCGGATCACCCTTTGCGCCCGGTTCACCGCGTGGCCCCTGCGGCCCCTCCGGGCCTACCGGGCCTTCCGGGCCTTGCGCACCCACCTCTCCCGGCTCGCCCGGTTTACCCGGCTCCCCGGCCTCCCCTGGCCTTCCGGGCTGGCCTTCCGGGCCTTGTTCTCCCGGTGTTCCCGGCTCACCCGGCAAACCAGCCGGACCGGCTGGCCCATCGGGGCCAATAGAGCCGGGTTGCCCCGGTTCACCGATGGGTCCTGCCGGACCGGCTGGCCCCGGATCGCCGATGGTCCCCGGCGCACCCGGATCGCCGTTTTTCAGTTCGGCCAGCCGCGCGTTGACGCGCTCCGTGATCTCCGAGCGCAACAGCACGACTTCGGCCTTGAGCGCGGAAATCACGCTCGCGGCTTGCGCCTCGATCAGTGCCCGCTCGCGCGACCACGCATGCCGCTCCGCGTCGAGCACCTCGGCGAGCGCCTCGCGCCACACCTCAAGCAGAGAGTCGGCGGCGTCCGATGCGGGCGGCGTTACTGAGGAGGTTTCGGACTTCCCGTTGGATGTCATCGCGGTTGCCTTTCGGTTCAGGCAGGTCTGCCGGTGGCGCGGGCGGTGCCGCTGGCGGGGCTGGTGACGCGGGGATCGCGCCGGCCGCAGAAAGCGGAACGACCTGCTGCTGCACTCGCGGTTCGTCGCCGAATTTCACGTCGCCATAGCCTTCGATGTTGCGGGCCTCGTTCGGTGCAAGGATGCCGCCCTGTACGCCGCGAACAAGCGAATCGATCCTGTCCTTCATCGCCGAGCGCAACAGCGCCGCCGTGTCGAACTCCGCATACTCGTCGGGCTGGCCCTTGAGGTCGAACAGCAGGCCGAAGGCTTCCTCGATGTGATTGAGCGCAAAGCCCAAGCCCGAGGCGATCCAGCTTTGCATGAGCAATTCGGTCGAGGCGTAGTTGGTGCCGCCGATGCCGAGGATCTGAAGCGGGATGCGAAACGCCAGCGCGATGTGCTCGTTCGACAGCTTCATCATTTCGGCGGTGGCCGCGTCCTTGCCGCCGACCGACCACGGCTGCACCTTGAGGCCCGACGTCAGGATGGGTGTGCCGCCCTGGTGCATGCCCTTGGCCTGATCGTTCCAGCGGTCGCGCAGGTCCTGCGTCTGGTCCCGGCTCAGTTGCATGTCGGTCGAGAGCACGGCGGATGGCCGCGCCTCGTTCATGTAGAATTTCATCTGCTGCCGCGCGATGGCGTCGCCGACGCCGATGTCGTCGTAGACCGACGTGATCGGCGACGTGCCGACCAGCGGCGTGGGAAACCGTTTGGTCGTGTGCAGCCGGATATGCAGCACGTCACGCATCGGCACGGGCGTGAGCATCTCGCCGTTGAGCCGCTTCTCGATGATGTCGTTGCCGTATAGCTGATAGAAAATTTCCCCGTTCTCCGCGAGGCGCGGGTAGGACATCGTCGAATCCATGAGATGCAGTTCGTCGATCTCGTAGCGCGAATTGCGCAAGGCCAGGGCGTAGCAGTTGCCGTCGAGATAGAGCCACCGCGTGGCGTTGAGCATGAAGTCGCTGATCGATTGATAATCATTCGGCCGGCGCAGGACGCGCGACAGCGCCGAGTTCTTCACCCGCTCGCGCCCGCCATCCTCCTGCAAGCGCCAGTGATCGCCGGGACACATGGCGACCGTCTGCGCGTAGGCGGAGACGCAAGCCTCCACCATCGCCGACCGCTCGCCCGAGTAGATCGGATCGTAGCCAAGCTGCCACCAGTTCACGCTTTCGCCGACCCCGGCGGGCAACCACCCGCCGGTAATCGGCAATTGCCACGGGCCGGGGTGATAGTCCCCTTCGCCCTTGCGGACGAACTGGCCCGCGATCCGTGACAGAAAACCGCGAACGGTCATTCGTGCTTGGCCGGTGTCGCGGTCCTTGTCTGATAGCCGCCGCGTTGCGCCGTCGATTGCGGCTTGGCTTCAGACTGTTTCGTCGCCGTCACGCCCGGATCAGGTCCGCTCCCATCATCCTCTTTGTCAGGGACCGGGAC